AGGCACATTAAATGTTCCTAATATTAGTGTTACAGGAACACAGACAATCGTAAACTCTGTAACAATGAATGCCTCAAACGCTGTTGTGTTTGAAGGCGCAACTGCTGATGCTCACGAAACAACTCTGACATCTGTTGATGCGACTGGTGATAGAACAATTTCTTTGCCTAATGTTTCAGGTACTTTACCTGTTCTTGCGGCTGCTTCTGCTACTGCAATTACGGCAACACCAACAGAGTTAAATTATGTAGATGGTGTTACAAGTGCCATTCAGACACAACTTAATGCTATTACGGCAAACAATTGGGTGACAAATGCTCGTATGGCAGATAATGCGATAGGTACTAATGAGATAGCCAATAATGCAGTTACAACTGCCAAAACATATTTTATATCAACAAGTTCTGTTCCTGGTGTAACCTCATACGGCGATGGTAGTTCAGATGGCTACATACAATTAAACTGCTCACAAAACTCACACGGAATTAAACTAAAGGGACCACCTCACTCAGCTGGTGCTGACTACACACTAACATTCCCAAATAATGATGGTTCTGCAAATGAAATGTTACTTACTGATGGTTCTGGTGTTATGAGTTGGAGTACAGTAGGAACAAATACTCTGGCTGCTGATGCGGTTACAGGCGCTAAGATAGCAGATGATGCTATTGACTCAGAACATTATGTGGATGGTTCTATTGACACAGCACACTTAGCTGCTGATGCGGTTACAGGTGCAAAAATAGCTGATGATGCTATTGACTCAGAACATTATACTGATGGTTCTATTGACACAGCACACATTGCTAATGCACAAATAACAGCCGCAAAACTATCATCTTCAATGGGCGATTGCTCACAAAAAGGTTTTACAGCAATTGGTTTAGATGGTGGTGATTACATTGGTTGGAACAATAATGCTAATATTACTTTTACTGTAAATGGTAATGAAGAAATGCGACTTGAAGCTGATGGCGACTTACACGTTGATGGTGACGTTATTGCATTTTCAACTACTATCTCAGATGAAAGACTAAAAGACGATATCGTAACAGTTGATGATGCTTTAAATAAAGTAGAACAACTTAGAGGTTGTACTTTTACTTTCAAAGAAACTGGCAAAAAATCTGCTGGAGTTATCGCACAAGATGTTGAAAAAGTATTGCCTTGTGCCGTTAAATCTAGAGAACTGCCTTTACATGGTGAAGATGATGGAGAAGAATATTTAACAGTCGATTATGATTCGCTAAATGCTTTACTGATAGAATCAATCAAGGAGTTATCGACTGCCTTACAAGAAGCAACTAAAAGAATTGAAACATTGGAGAATAGATAATGGCATATATCGGAAAACCGCCAGTAAATGGATTTCACACTAAACAACAAATTTCGGGCGATGGTAGTACAACAACCTTTACCTTAAATCACACAGTTGCAGATGAAACTTCAATTATAGTTTCAGATAATGCTGTTATTTTAGAACCAAAAGTAGGATATGATTTATCAATAGGTGGTACTAAGATTGTATTTGCCTCAGCGCCTGCAAATGGCCAAAGAACTTACATACAGTATTTAGGACAAGCAGTAGTTCAAAATCTTAGAGACCTTAGTGGTTCGGCATTAATTTTAGATGCTAATGGTAATACAACAATGACTGCTGATACAGACGACCAAATAGATTTTAAACTTGGTGGTACTGATAAAGTAACAATGACAACAACGGCTCTTTCGCCATCAGCGTCTGATGGAACATCTTTAGGAACATCTGCCCTAGAATGGTCAGACTTATACTTGGCAGACGGTGCTGTAATTAACTTTGGCGATGACCAAGATGTTAGTTTAACTCATGTAGCAGATACAGGACTCTTACTTTCCAGTACAGATAAATTACAATTTGGTGATAGTGGTACATTTATTCACCAATCATCTAATGGTGTTTTAACAATAGATGGCGAAGTAACTATTGATTTAAATGCTTCTACGGCAGTTCTTGTTAGTAATGATTTAAAATTAAATAGTGATGCGGCTGTATTAGGACTTGGTGCTGATAATGATGTAACGATAACCCATGTTGCTGATACAGGAATATTAATCAATAGTGATAGAAAAATACAATTTAGTGATGCTACTCAATTCATTCACGGCTTGAGTGATACCGTATTAGCATTAGGCGCTACAGACGAAATAGACTTAACTGCTACTGCAATTGATATCAATGGTACTTGCGACATAAGTGGGCAATTCTCACTTGGCGGAACTAATGTTACAACAACTGCGGCTGAATTAAACCTAATAGACGGCGGTACTGCAAGAGGTACTACTGCTGTTGCTTCTGGTGATGGTATATTAATCAATGACGGCGGTACAATGAGAATGACCAATGTCGATACTGTATCAACTTATTTCTCATCACATAATGTCGGTGGTAGTAATATCGTTACAACTGGTGCATTAAACTCAGGTTCAATCACTTCAGGATTCGGCACAATCGACACAGGTTCATCTTCAATCACAACAACTGGCGCAATTACAGGCGGTTCTTTAACTGTTGATGATGTTGCTGTAAATGGCAAAGTCATCACAATGACAGGTTCATCTGGAGATACTTTCACAACAACTGTCGGCACAAACGGCGCAACAACTCTAACAACAGTAGATACCGCAGCCGCAGCCGCAAACATCACAATTACTGCTGATGGTACTGCCGAACTTGCTGGTACTACAGTTACTCTTAACTCATCTGGTGGTGTTACATTAGATGCAGATAACGGAACAATTACATTTGCTGATGCTGGTTCTTCACTTGGTACTATTACTTCAAGTGGATATTCTGGTACGGCTGCTGTTGCAACAACAGTTACAGTTACCGACAACGAATCTACAGATGAAAACAATGTTCTTACATTTGTTGCTGGTGCAGATGCAGATGGTGGTAATGTAGGGTTAGAATCAGATGGCAACTTAACATATAATCCAAGTACAGGAACACTTACAACAACTAACATTGTTGTTTCTGGAACGCAAACGATTACAAACTCTGTAACAATGAACGCCAATAACGCTGTTGTGTTTGAGGGTGCAACTGCTGATGCTTACGAAACCACTTTAACATCTGTAGACGCTACTGGTAGTGATAAAACAATTTCATTACCAAATGTATCAGGTACGCTTCCTGTTCTTGCAGCTGCTTCAACAACACAAATTACTACTACGCCTGAAGAAATCAACTTAATAGATGGCGGTACTGCAAGAGGTACAACTGCACTTGCTTCTGGTGATGGTATTCTAATTAATGATGGTGGTACAATGCGTATGACCAATGTTGATACTGTAAGAGAGTATATGGAAGCTGATTCTTTACAGTTGGCTGGTGGCACTCTGACAGGTGATTTAATACTTGGAGATGATGTTTCTTTAGAAATTGGCGCTGGTTCTAATGGTGATTTACAACTATATCATGATGCTACTGATAGTTATATACATAGCAAAACAGGAGACCTTAAAATTAGAACAGCTTCTTTTAAGATTTTAAATGCGGCTAATAATGAAACCCAGTTAGTTGCTACTGAAGATGGTTCAGTAGACCTTTATCATAACAATGTTAAGAAATTTGAAACCACTTCTGCTGGCGCAACTGTAACAGGAACACTTACAGCTGATTTAGCAGATGACTCAATTGATTCAGAACATTATGTAGATGGTTCTATTGACCACAATCACATAGCAGATGGTCAAATAACAACCGCTAAACTAAATTCTTCTCTTGGTGATTTAACTGGTAAAGGTATAACTTATGCCGGTGTATCTAATAACTTTATTCGATACAACGCTGCTACAGATATGAGATTTATTGTCAATAGTAATGAAGAAGTGCGACTTGAGGCAGATGGTGACTTACATGTTGATGGTGATGTTATCGCTTTCTCAACAACGATTTCTGATGAAAGACTAAAAGAAAACATACAACCTATTGAAGATGCACTATCTAAGGTTAGTCAGCTTAATGGCGTTACATTCACATATACACCAGATGGCAAAGAGTCTGCTGGACTTATTGCACAAGATGTCGAAAAAGTACTACCTTCTGCAATATCAGAAAAAGAGTTACCTTTGAAGATAGATGACGGAAACGAATATAAAGTTCTACAGTATGACCAAACAATAGGCCTATTAGTAGAGGCAATAAAAGAATTGACTGCAAAAGTAGAAAAATTAGAGGAGAAAAATTAAATGGCAATACAATCAAGCGGACAAATAGAGATTAGCGAACTTGTTGCTGAATTTGGTGGTTCTGAACCTCACGCTTTGAGTGAATACTACGGCGGTGGTGATAATGTACCACAGGGAGCTAACCCGAATGTACCAACATCTGGAGAAGTTCAGATGTCTGACTTTTATGACGCTGTAGCGGCAACAGTTTTAGGTATAACAAGTAATACATCTAACTACAACATTAAAACGGCCGTACAAAATGCCGGCGGTGACCAAAATACACCAGTTATATTGACTATCGCAAGTGGCGTAACAGTAAGTTCTACATCAACCAGTACTCCTGCAATGAAAACAGATACAGGTTGGGGTTCAGGAGTAACTATTAATATTACTAATAATGGCTCAATTGTAGGCGCTTCAGGCTCTAACACATCAGCTAGTCCAGGTTCAGGCGGCGGGGGCGGCGGTGCTGGTGGTTCAGGATTAGGTTCTGGTAACGGTGGCGCTGGCGGTGCTGGAAACGCAGGTTCAGGAACGGCAGATTCTGCTAATAATGGTGGTGACGCTTTTGAACATTCACAAACAGGCGATAATAATTTATCTGTAATATTTGATGTAGCAGGAACTAGAACAGCAGGTTCAGCCGGAACTAAGACTATTACTGGAAACGGTGGTGGTGGAGGCGGCGGCGGACGCTCATCATGGTGGCAGAATTCCGGCGGAGGCGGCGGCGGTGGCGCAGCTAATGGTTCAGGCGGCGGCGGACGTACCTCTGGTTCATCTGGTGGTGCAAACTCAGGCGGCGGCGGTGGCGCTGGTGCTCCAGGCAGTGGATGGAGTGGTGCAAACTGTGCCGGATATAATGGTCACGGCGGCTCAGGCGGCTCTGGGGGCAGTCTTGGTGCTAGTGGCTCAGGCGGCGGCGGTGGCGGCCCTCGAACAAATAATTGCCACGGCGGCGGCGGCGGACAACCTGGAGGTAGCGGCGGCTCAGCGGGGTCAAATGGTACTGCCAGTGGTCAAGCGGGTTCTGCTTTAGCGGGCAATACAGGCCAAATTTCATAAAACAAAGGAGAGATAGACAATGGCAATAACATTAAAAGCAAGACGCTCTTCAGGTGACCAGTTCACAAATGAAGATAATATAGAGCTTGTATTTGACTACTCAGGTGAAGGAAAAATGCATCAAGCATTTATTACCATCGAACAAGTATCAGGTAAAACAGTAACACATGGTGGTGGAGCTCCAGCAGGAGAATGGTTACACTACAAGGCATATGACTTACACGGAGATAAAGACGGTTATATAGATTATACAAACACAAATGTACAGGTACATCAAAAAACAAAGGGTACATCTGTTTTTAAAATAAAATGTAAATATGTTACAAAAGCAGAACATGACACATTTGCGGCCGCAGTACAAGCTTGGGAAGATAAATATCTAGTTGAAACCGTTTTAAAAGACGGAACATCAATGTTTACACAACCGGATGCTGATTCTCCTGAAAAACCTACATTGACCTATACTACTTTGACTACAGGCAATATTGAAGTAAAATGGGAGGATGATTCTTTTGTTTAATTCGTAAGAATGTGAGGAGTTTTTATAATGCACAAAATTATTGATGAATTTAAGATGCTCTGTAGTGATGAAGAAAAGAGCGCTAGACTAGAAATATGTAATACATGCGAACACATGGAAAAGAGAGTGGGACAAAAAATTTGCCGTGAATGTCTTTGTGTGCTTAGATGGAAGACAAGAGCAAAACCAGCATCATGTCCGATAGGAAAATGGTAAGATAATCTCTACAATATCCGTATCTATTTGATGATATAAATAAGGATATAATATAATGAGGAGTGATAATGAATACAGATAGTATTGGAATTAAAACTATGAGTTTTAAGTTCCCTGAAGTGAATTGTCGGCAGATGATAGAAATATTTGAAGCCGCAATGCTCACTAACCCAGCTACAGCGCACGAATCAATTCCAAACAAACCCAACGCAATGGCTAGAAATGATTTTTATCATATTCTAGATGTATTTGAGCCTAAACATGCTGCTTTAGTAAATGAATATCTTAACAAAGCGTTTCAAGAATACTCTGATATTTTTCCAATTCTCAGAGAAGAAAACATATATAGCATTAAACAAAAAATTCAAAAAACTCCTGTAGGTGGAGGCTTTCACAGATGGCATTGTGATAATTTAAGTCCTACAACTTCACGCAGAATACTAGTATGGATGATTTATTTGAATACTGTAGATGAGGGCGGAGAAACAGAATTCTTGTATCAAAGTGAAAGAACTAAACCAGAAGAAGGGAAAATAGTTTTAGCACCTGCTGATTTTATGCACACACATAGAGGCAATCCGCCAATCTCAAACGACAAATACATCATTACAGGGTTCTTTAATATCAGTACGCATGGTGAAGATATGGATATGTTACTAATATGAGTCTAAAGGGATGGGATGCTTGTTTTCCTACTGTCATTGGATTGTGTGAAAGGAAAGATTTATTGTCAGATGTTCAAGAAATTTTACATAGTACAAAATCTGATGAATATTTTAATTACTTAAATGAAAGTGATTTTGATGTATTAACGCCTACACTAAAGAAAGAATTTACACAAGAAGTAATTAACTTTTTAAAAGTAGTAATGAAGATAAATTGTGATGTACAACTAACAACATCTTGGCTTACGAATAAAAGTTCGGGACAACATAGTCATACAAATAGTTGGTGGAGTGCTGTTTATTACTTAGTTGAAGATGCAGAAATAGAATTTAGCAAAAAGGCCGAATCTATTCATGTTGGTGCAGACGAATTTCATTTAAACAACGCAATGGAAGTTGTATATAAACCAAAGATGGGCGACATGATTATATTTCCTAGCACCACTTCACACGAAGCAATTGAATATGACGGCAGTGGAGAAAGATATTCATTAGCAATGAATTTTATGCCTAAAGGACAGGTTAGTTTTTTTGATTCAAGTTTTACATATAAAAATATAACATGAACAACGACATTTTATTAACTAAAGTAGAAACGCACAATGTTATTAAAGATACATTGCTTGATTTAATTAATTCTCAACCTAGTGGGCCAAATGATAATACAAATGATAGAGTAAGTAGATTAGATTGGTATCAATCAGAAGATTTTGATAGAGAGTGGGTTCAATATTTTATGCCACATTTTAACAAAACTTATCAACCGCTTGTGGATAAGCTTGGTTATAAAACTTTTGATGTAAGAGGAATTTGGTATCAACAATATGAACACAATGATGTACATGAATGGCATATACACAGCGACAACTATACTGGATTGTATTACTTAGAAATGCCTAATCCTGTCCAAACACAAGTTTATTGTAATGGTGAAATAATAGATTTACCAACAGCAGAAGGTGATTTGGTTATATTTCCTAGTTATACAATACATAAAGCACCGACTAATGTAGCAAAAACACGAAAGACAATTATATCTTTTAATGTTATTTTCGAGGGCATACAAGAAGAAGTTCTTACAAAAATTAGAAAATTAGAAGATGAGCGTAAATAGTATTTGTATTGTCGGCGGTGGCTCAAGTGGGTGGATGATGGCTGTAGCTTTAAACAAACAAATGCCACATATTAAAGTTACATTAGTTGAATCACCTAATGTGCCAGTTATAGGTGTAGGTGAATCAACAATACCATTTACAACTGCATTTATTAAAGATACTCTAGGCTTTAAAGAAAAAGAGTGGATGCCTTTTTGTGATGCTACATATAAGGCGGCTATTAAATTTAACAATTTTACTTCTGAAAAAAGTGTCTGTTATCATCCTTTTTGGACAAAAGAAGAACAAGATTTAAACCCTTATGATTGGGCAATTAAACAAGAACTTACAAAGTTTGACAAGCCTGACACAGACGATTATTTCGGCACAAACTTTATTGGTTATCACATGAGCAAAAACAATAAGTTTGATTCTTTGACAGACGAAGGGTTCTCTTATGCTCATCATATAGATGCGATTAAATTTGGTCAATATTGTAAAACTAAATTTAAAGGCACACACATACTTGCTAATGTAGGCCATGTAGAAGTTGATGGTTCTACAATTATTTCACTAACTACAGACAAAGGGCTAATAGAAGCTGATATGTTTATAGACTGTACTGGCTTCAAGTGCCTGTTGATTGATGGCGCTTTGAAAGAACCATTTGAGTCAATCAATGATACTTTATTGAATGATACTGCTATTACTTGTCGTATGCCTTATGTAGATAAGTCTAAAGAATTAGAGCCATTTACAGACTGTACTGCGCTTTCATCAGGATGGGTGTGGAACGCACCTTTATGGTCACGAATAGGCACAGGATATGTATTTAGTAGTAAATTTCAGTCGCAAGAAGAGGCACAGAAAGAATTTAAAAATTATTTAGTTAAACGCTTTGATAAAAAACGAGTTGATAATGCAGAGTTTAATGTCGTTCCGTTTAAGACAGGAAAGTACAAACGAGGATGGGTAGGCAATTGTCTTGCTCTCACATTAGCTTCAGGATTTATAGAGCCTTTAGAATCAACCGGTCTTGCTATAACTGGGTATCAAATAGAAGAATTTATTAGACAAATGAAAACTTCTACTAATTCGGCGTTTGTCAGAGCTTCTTACAATAAACAACTAGATGAAATATTTAAAGATACACACAATTTTGTGTTGTTACATTATGTAAATACTACTAGAGATGATAGTCCATATTGGAAATACATACAAAACAACATTAAAATTACTGATGACTTTGTTGATTACAGTACAAATATTAGAAGTGATTGGTTTGACATAAAATCTAAAGACTGTATTTTGATAGGAATGAAATATCCACCAAAACATTTAATGTGGAGAGATGTAGAATTAAATCAATACACCAAATCTGAACATGACAGAATATTAAAAGAACTTGGTTATTTGAACAACAGAAAACAGTATTATATAGAGAAAACACAAAAAATGTTATTAGTAGCTAAGTACTTAGAAAAGAATATATACTCACAACATTATGAAAAAGAGAATGGTTAATATTATAAATATAAGTAAATCACTAAATTTATAGGAAATTTGAATGGCAACGATACAAAATCTGACAATCGACCAAGACGCCGATTTCACACAGACATTAACCATTAAAGATTCTACTGGGACTGTTGTTGATATTTCAGGACAAACAGTTACAAGTAAGATGAGAAAGACTCATCTATCGTCAAGCGCAACATCATTCACTACTGCAATTGTAAGTGGTACTGATGGTACTTGCTCAATCACACTAACAGACACAGTAACCGCTGCTTTGACAGAAGGTAGATATGTGTGGGACTTAACAACAACAGATAGTGGTGGTTTGATTACAAGACGAATAGAGGGGCGAGTTACAGTAACACCTAGTGTAACTAGATAAATATATGAGTAAGAACTATAAAGGTTGGTCGCCACATCTAGTATCTAGATTTGAAGAAAACAAAAAAGAGATAGATATAGACCCAGAGATAGAGAAAGAAATTGCTCAGTTACAAGAGGCAAAATTCTCTGAAAAGATTAAAGAAATAAAACTTGTTCAAGAAAAACAAGAACAAAAAACTGAACTTGCAGACGAACTTGGAAGTTTTTTCGGTGCCATTAGTAAGGCAAAGACAGACTTAAAAGAAAAAATTAAGAAAGAGGAAGTCAAAATTGAAGGGTTAGAAGAACTGTTCAATGAAATGGCGGCTGCAAAGAAGAAAGTAAAAAAGAAGAAAGTATTACTAGTAGAACCAGAGAAAGCTCCTGTAAAGCCAGAAGAAGATGATTCGGGTTGGGTAGAAGAATATAAGGCAGAACAAGTTGTTTCTGAATTAGAAGAACTGGCAGTAGTAGAAGAAGAAACAATCGAAGAAGCAGTTGCAGATAGAACTGTAGATAAGATGATTGATAAAGTGAAGGCTCAAATTTCTAGTATGAAAAATGCTAATGAGCTTGATAAAGAAAGAATTAAACAATTATCAGACCTTGACACTTGGGAGAAACTTAAAGAAGAATTTTTAAA